TTCTGCAAGGAACGGCGCGTTATAAGCCCGCGAAAGTCGGGGTCGGTCATCAAAGGCTCTGCCATAGCCAAGACAAGGCCATAGCTTTTGCCTGACGCGAGAATACCGCCGCCAAACACCACGTCAACGGTGCTTGAAGCGAAGTTCATCTGAAAGCCCTCTTGCGGCTTGATGACTTTTCCTGTTGCTGGTATGTCGGGCGGCATAATCATGCCGCAAAGTTACCTATTTAGATATTGTATAAATAAATGGCTTGAAAAAATATTGTTTACCATAAACAATTTTGAATTATTTTCGTGACTTGTTCAGAATTTGTATAAATAATTTTGCGGCGTAATATTCAAAAACAGCGCAAAATGAAATTTACGAAAGAACAGTTTTTAGAGACCCTAAAGACAAGGAACGTGGCAGAGAAACTGCTATCGGACAAGACCGTGCAAGGCATGGAAGCCCTCTATGGCTTTGCTGGCGAAGAAGAGGAAATGGACGCATTTGTTGAGCGCATCTCACCCCTAATCAAGACATTCGAGGGGCAAGTACGCAAGATGAACTCCGACCATTTCAAGGAAAAGCAAGAGTGGGAGAAGCAAAACCCCAAACCGAAACCCGATGAGAAGCCAGCAGAGCCGACGGACAAAATCGACTTGCTGCTGCAAGAAATCGGGGAGCTGAAGAAAGAGCGTGAAGCCGAGAAAGCGGCGAAGGAACTCACCGAATACAAGACGGACGTTTCCAAGCAGCTCGGCGAGAGGCTGAAGGACTTTGACAATGCGCGAGGCTGGATTGAGCGCAGACTGAAAGGCTACGCTTTCGACCCGAAAGCCGATAAGGAAGAGCTTGTCAAGTCTCTTGTGGCTGACTACAACGCCGACTTCGCGGGGGTGAAGCCAAACACCACTCCAAGAGGCGCGGGTGGCGGCGGCGAGCCGAAAGAGGACTATTCCGACATCGTAAGTCTCGTGAAGCACCAGCAGCACCGCGATTAACGAGAACTTTAACAATTAAAATTTCACAACAATGACAGATGTTTATGCAGAGATGATGATGAACGGCGGGTATATGCCCGGACGTACACTCATTCAAGGACACGGCGAAATCGGCGGGCATAGGCACGTTCTTGTGAAGCTCCAAATGAGTGGCAAGGACGTACAGGTGTTCCCGACAATCGGTTTCAACGTGAAAAACCCATTCAAGGGGTTCGCTCGCGCCTTTGAGGGTACTCTCGGAGAGTACAAGATTGACGGCACGGGCTACATCCTAAAAACTTATGCTGTGGCGAAAGCCACATCCGCAGCGACAGATACCACTATCTATCTGAAGCGCAGCGGCTATGACATGATTCCATTCGTCGGTGATGTGCTTATGGTAGCACCCGACACGCTTGACGGCACAGGAACGGCTGTTTCCGTTACCGCAGTGGAAAAGGCTACCGACACAACGGCAGGCGACGTTTGGAAGGTAATTCTATCTGGCGCGCTGGGTGCGCTCACCACCGACAGCGTTCTGACGGAAGGCAGCGAGGCTGGTGACAGCGTTAAGCCTATGGTGACTAACATCAACGCTTTCTTCCCCAACGACTACGACTTCTGTTTCACCCCCGCAAGCGGCGACACCGACTTTGAGGGCGCAAGGTACAACATCAGCATTTGTCTCGCTATGGGGCAGGCTTATATGTACACCGACCGTATGCAGCCGTTGTCGGCAGCGATGAAGAAAGTCAGCACGAGCAAGGTGGACGGCTGGTTCTTAATCTAAAAAAGGAAAGGAATTAGACAATGGCAAAATTTGATTTCAAAAGCTCAAGATACGCCAAGTTCTTCTCTGACAAGGAGAATCAGCGTTTCTTGCAGACGTTCCTCAACACGGAGGGACTGCTTCACACCAACTACGGCTGGTATCTGACACAGGGCATAAAGGCTGGCTCGCCAACCCCAACCGCCCCAAATGGACTCGCTTCGTTCAGCGTAAAAGGCAGAGACCTCAAGGCTGCGCCTTTGGCTGACCTCCGCGCACCGCTCGGCGACAGCAACCAAATGGATAAGGAGGGTATCTACTGGTACACCGCATCCATACCCGACTTCATCGCCCCTGGCTTCGTTGAGACCGCAATGGAGCGTGAGGCAAAGGAGCAACAGTACGCTCTCTTCGGCAATGACGCTGACATCGTAGCCGCATGGGTACACACCTTGCAGTCGCAGCTCGACAGCATGGACGCTACCATGAACTACATGACGGCGCAGCTGATGACTACGGGCAAGATAGACTACACAGGCATCGGTCGCGGCATACAGATACCGCTCCACAAAGCGGAGATACCCACCGACAACTTCGTCAACGCAGGTACGGCGGTATGGACTGACACGGCTTGCAAGATACTCACGCAAATGGCGGCTATCGAGCTGAAGTTCCGTGAGAAGTGGGGCTATCAAGGCGCGCTCGTATGGCAGATTACAAGAAATATGTTCTACAACGTGTTCTTGCAGAACGCACAGGTCAAGGAACTCGTAGATAGCTACAAGAAGAACCCAATGGCGTGGATTGCGCAGGCAGAGGGCGCACCCACGACTGCGGAACTCTTTACTCGTGCTTTCCAAGACTTCCCCGGCGTATCTCCAATCGAGATTGTGGAGGAAAGAGAGCGCAACCTCACCAACACTGGCGACGCTTTCGTCAACGGTTGGGCAGACAAGTACGCGGTGCTTCGTCCATCGGGTTACGCCTGCGAGTTCGAGTACACCAACAACCTCGACAAGCAGATGTTCGAGAAGTACGGCTCTAACGTGATTACAAAGGTTTGGGCGCAGGGCAACAACGGTCTCTCTACCATTGTCAACACCACGACCAACAACGGACTGTACAAGGAGTGGCATACTGACGTGATGATGTCGGCTTGCCCCGCTCTGACCACTTTCCGCAACCACGTAATAGTTGACACATCGGTAGCTGGTTAATTCCAGCTACCTACTCTCTATATAATCGCATTGTAGTAATTTCAGACACACGAAGATGACCGAACAGGAAGCCGTTAGATACGTCAACAGCCTTTGCAGGTACGTCAACGAGAAAGACGCACTCACTCGCATCGTGTACGAGCAGCACATCATGGACTATGAGAAGTGGGAGGTGCCGACCGAGGAGAAAGAGATGTGCCTTATCGAGTTGTACCGAATGGTCGTGAACGGCCCGTGGTCGAGGGCTTCGCAGTCCTTGCAGCATGGAAACTTCCGACAGGACATAGGCAGCGAGACGGTCACGGCGGCTGTCATCGAGCGGCTACGAACTGAACTGAAACGGCTTTTGAAGAAGTACGACATGGAGGAGGAAGCCGAAGAGATAGACAGCGGCGGTCTCTCGTGGGTAAATGAAAATTCATTGGACGTGTAGGCTATGTACATGGCATATTCTCTTGACGAGTTTCCCTTTCACGGCGTGTTTTACAGCGTGCCGACCGAAACTCCCGAAGATGGCGACCTTATAGGCGACGGCAACAGCGGCTCGTCTGACGGCGACCTCATCGGGGATGGAAACTTGTTGGAGGATGATGAAGCCACGGACACGGAAAATATCACCGCCACCGAGCAGGAAACCACCTCCGAGACGGACACGGACGCATCCGACACCACGGACGAGGAAGAGACGGCAAACGAGGTGATACTGCTTGAGACGGAGTGCGACATCCAACAGGCGGCGAAGCTGATAAACAGCGGCACGATAATGGCTGACTTCAAGGTGTTCTTTCCTTGCGAGGTCGGCGAGAAGCTGCCCATTCGGTTTAACACGAAGTTCCGTTGCGAGGACTACGCCATACCCATACAGGGTTATGTGGTGGGGCTTGAATACTCGCAGCTCGGCGGCTGCCACGTTGACATTAAGATGAACGAGGTGTAAGGCTATGGCAAAGACGATAAAGAACGCTCGTAAGGCGGCAGAGAACAGGATTATCCAATTCCTTGCAAAGAAAGGCGAGAAGATTGCGCTTGACGCTTTGAACAGCGTTACCTATAAGACACAGACGGGCAATCTTGATGACAGCTTTGTCTGGGGCGTGTACAAGCAAGGAAA